GTAAGCTGCATGACAGACAAAGCAGTAATCATTCCAAGTGACATGGAAATAGTAAAAATAGATGAACATCATTACAAGGTTACTGATGCTTGGTTACATAAACAATATAATCTCTTAAGGAGCTGTCAAGATGACCAATAAAAATAAGGGCTCTGAAAAGGATTTAGGTGAACTTCATGGGATACTTGCCAGAATACTTAAAGAAAAGATTTTATCAGGGGAAGCTTCTCCAGCAGACCTTAACGTGGCAAGGCAGTTTCTTAGAGATAATAATATTGAGTGTGCTGGTACTAATAATATTGATATAAAGAACTTGATAGAGGAACTTCCTTTTGATGAAACCCCAAGAGACTCAGCTAGAACTAATTAAGTCTGATTTCAGGAACTTTCTCTACCTAGCTTGGAAGCATTTAGCTTTACCAGATCCTACTCCTATTCAATATGACATAGCAGACTACTTACAGAATGGCCCCAAGAGACTTATAATTCAAGCTTTTAGGGGAGTTGGGAAGTCCTGGATTACTTCAGCTTTTGTTGTATGGAAACTCTTATGTGATCCACAGCTTAAATTTCTAGTTGTATCTGCATCTAAACAAAGATCTGATGACTTTTCTACGTTTACTAAAAGAATCATTCACGAGATGCCTATCCTCCAACATCTCAAGGCGAGAGAGGATCAGAGAAGCTCTAATGTTGCTTTTGATGTTGCTCCTTCTAGGGCTTCCCACGCTCCTTCTGTTAAGTCTGTTGGTATTACAGGGCAGATAGTAGGATCTCGTGCTCATATAATTGTTGCAGATGATGTAGAAGTACTCTCTAATGCTCTTACCCAAGTCATGAGAGATAAGTTAGGAGAAGTTGTAAAGGAATTTGATGCTGTAGTTATGCCTACAGTTGGACGTATTGTTTACTTGGGTACACCACAGGTTGAGGAGTCTCTCTATAGTAGCCTACAAGATAGAGGGTATGAGTGTAGAATCTGGCCTGCAAGGATGCCTGATAGTAGACTACGAGAATTCTATGGTTCAAAGCTCTCTCCATTTATAAGTACTCTTCCTATTAAGACTAATATCCCCACAGATCCACTTAGATTCGATGATCTGGATCTTACAGAACGTGAGGCTTCTTATGGTAAATCTGGATTTTCTCTCCAGTTTATGTTGGACACTTCAGGTGAAGATGACCAACGCTATCCTCTTAAGCTTAGAGATCTCCTGGTAATCCCCCTAGATTCTGATAGAGGTCCAGGAAGAGTTCTCTATGGTAAAGATGATTTACTTGATTTACCAGCCGTAGGTTTAACTGGAGACTACTTCTATAAACCATTTGAAGTCTCTAAGGATTACTATGAGTACACTGGAGCTGCTCTCCACCTAGATCCAAGTGGTAGAGGAGCTGATGAGACAGGATATGTTGTCACTAAACTCCTCAATGGTAAGATCTTTGTTCTAGCTGTTGGTGGACTTAAAGGTGGCTATGATCACGGTACTTTAACTCAATTAGCTAAAATAGCCAAGAAACACAAGGTTAATGTAATAGAAATAGAAGCTAATTTTGGTGATGGTATGTATACTGAACTATTTAAACCTGTACTTAATAAATACCATCAGTGTCATGTAGAAGAGATTAAACACTCCAAGCAGAAAGAAGCTAGAATTATTGATGTCTTGGAGCCTATTATGAACCAACACAGGCTTGTAATAGACTTTAATGAAGCTGAACAAGACTACGAGAAATCTAAAGATGAACCTCGTAGACAACTGTTTTACCAGATGACTAGACTCACTCGTGATAAAGGATCTCTTCAATATGATGATCGTATTGATGTCCTAGCTATGGGAGTTAACTATTGGGTAGAACAAATGGCTGCTGATGAAAGCCTAGCTTATAATGAACGTAAGAACGCTCAATTTGAAGAGAATATTAAATCATTTATGTCAACCGTAGACCAAAGCTATGAAGATGAAAACGTGTGGGTTAAAATATGAGTAATTTATTGGGCAGAGTACTTAGTGTATTAATGATTAAACAGCACTGGGCTTCTACGATATCTAAAAGCTTACCTAGGCCCAAACATCGTTCTTTTTTAGAATCAGTTCAACGTGATGCAACCAGTATTAATTCAGCTAATAAAGATTTTTTTAAAGAAGAACTAGCTTCATTATCATCTCCTTCACCACGAGCTTCTACAGCTCGTCATTCTGATTTGAGTATTAATAAATCACCTGATCCAATAAAACACTCAAGACGAGGAGCTAGAGGTAAATCTAAAATTTCTAAATATACAACATAATTATTTATGTGGCTTCTAATATCTATATATCTAAACCTTACTATTGTTCCTATAGCAGTTGAACATGGAGAAATAGTGGAAACCTTTTCTAGTGAACAAGCTTGTATTGAAGCTCATACCAAGTTTTTTGAAGACCTAGCAAAAGATAAAATCAAAATCCCTGCTAACTTTAACTTGGGGTGTATTCCCTTTAATAGAGAGACTGCTTAAAATGGAAAGATCAAAACCAAAACAATTAAAACCACTGGTAGCTAGTCACCCACCTAAAAGATTTCCACCTAAGATTAAGTCTGCTTCACCACAACAATTACGAAGGAGACTCTTAGATCCTAAGATTAAGTCTGCTTCACCGCAACAATTACGAAGGAGACTCTTAGATCCTAAGATTAAGCCTGCTTCACCAAAGAGAATGAAACCACGAAATAGGAGATAGTTTAAAATGCCTTTACCTGTAATTGCTGTTGTTGCTGCTAGATTGGGTATTAAATTAGCTACTTATATGGTCGGTAAACAGTTAAAAAAGGGTGCAGCTAAAAAACTACGAAAAGCTATTACAAAGAAACAAGCTGAGAAAGTTAAAGAGAAAACTGCTGCTGGAAAAAAGTTTATAGGGGAAGGATCAAAGAGAAAACTAAAGACAGTAACTCAGCGAAAGAGCTCTAAAGTTGACCCTAACAAACAAAAGAAGAAACCAAAAAACTGGCCTGGGTCTAAGAAGCAGCAAACAAAAGGTAGTCTTAGTAAAAAACGAGAAGCTTTTGAGAAGAAAAAAAGAATAGCAAAGAACGCACTTAAGGCTGTTGGGGCAGCCGGAGCTACTGCTGGTCTTCTTACTCTTGGTAAGAAATGGGGCAAGAATATGGAGAAGTATAAGTCACCTACAAAAGAACAAAAAGAAAAGCAAAAAAAAGCTGAGAACGAACTTAGACGAGATATATTAAAAAGTAGACAAAACAAAACCAATAAAATAGTAGAGGAAGCTTCCCAAGCTCGTGGTCCTAATAAAGCTTTGCTCAAACCTTTAGATGAAGGGACCACGGTACGAATAAGACGAAAAAAATGATACCTATAGACAAGAAAAATAAGTATGCACTTGAAGATCAAGTCATATCCAAGATGTTCAGGGACAAAAGGTTCCGAACTAGAGTAATTCCTAATAAAAAGAAGGAGTACAAGAATGAGAGATGCCAAAAAAATCAGGGGGGATGTGGGTTCAGGGGGCTTCAATTCGAGCCTTGGGAGACGTAATCCAGTACCTCCACCTAAAAACACAGCTCCACTCACAGTGAAACATAAAGGAGCTAGGTCAGTTTCTACTCGTTTCCCTTATGACTCTGTAAAAGGTGAAATTCGTAACCATAAAGGACTGTAACTTATGCCTAAACTAAAAGGATACAAGAATCCTACACCAAAACCAAAGCAAACTAGGAAGAAACCAAAAGAAAAACCAGTTAAATTGAGGACTTATTAAATGAAATTATTCGATATGGGTATGACAGTACTGATTATTGCTCTTATGGCAGGACTTGGTTGGCACTTTGGGTGGTTTGATCCCGGTATTAAACCGTAACTTGAGCCACTCACAGCCGTTTTAAGGTTAATTAGCGGTTAACTGAGGGGTAGGTATAGGGTTACCTAAAAAGTGGCCTTATATCGCCTCTCAGTCAATATTTTGTGATAAAAATGTGAATGGGTGTACGATATGGGAGCAGAAAAAAAATCCCCCCGTCGAGTCCATTCCTTATTATATGCGTTCGCTCACTCGCTCTCTCGTGCACATCTAATGTGCTTGTGAAACTAGGGGAGGACTTACAATTTCTGCTGGAAAACTGCTAGTGTCAATGTGAGTTTAGATTTATATCTACTTTCCAGGTGAACTGGTGGTGGTGGTGCGTGTCTTTGAGTTG